TCCTGATCTTGAACCTGATCTCTTCCACCATCCCATGAGTCTACCATGTCCTCCCCATGTTGGGTCATCACCACCATCATTTTGGTTTGGTGGAAATCCAGAAGTTCTCATGACCTCTGTTGTAAGATTGAATACGTCAGTTCTTGCATTACCACCACCATGTAAGTAAGAGTATCCTCCTGCAAATACATGATCTTGGAATGAACCCATAGAACCTCTGTTTACTGTCATATCCCATGCAGATTGATGAGTTATTCCTGCTTCATTTGTCATACTGAAACCAGAGGTATATGTTGATGATCCTCTGTATGTGTTCTCCATTGAGTGATAGAAATGTCTCCTATCATTCCATGATCCAGACATATATGCACCTGATCTGTCTAGTGTATCTCCTAAGTTAGTTGATGTATCAGTAGCATGAACTGTTCTATTAACATTACTCCAAGGTGCACCTGATCTATATCCTCCTCCTACATATCCATGTGTCCAAATTCTTGCCATTGACCAGTCTGTATCTGTACCATCTAGTGACCAAAATGCGTTTGTACCATCAGATTTAAGTGAAGCATTAACTGAATAGTCATCACTATATCTACTTGTACTTTGTACTGGTATTCCACCTGCACCTGCTATAGGACCCCACTCTGTGACATTTGTAGTAGAGTTATGTGCGTACCCTTCAAAGGTTCGATCGGTACTATTGTAGCGGAACATCCCTTCTACTGCTGATCCTGGTCTCTGTACTGTAGTTCCTACAGGAACTATCATACCATCTGTATTTGCAATATCGAGACTTACCCTTGGTGAAGAAGTTCCAATACCAACTCGATTATTAGCAGAATCTATGTAAAACGTTCCTGAGTCAAAATTAAAGTTCCCATTAGAAACTAGCTGAAACTCAGCAGTACCACCACCGCCACTCAGGGAAACAACTTTATCTACATTTAATTGTGACATTTCAGAATTTTATCCTTCGTATTATTTATCAGATACCGTACGTATCTTTGTAGTAATCATAAATTTGTTGTCTATCTGTCTGTGTAATATGCCTATTATAGACCATAAAGACACCAATACCACCTGCATTTTGTGATGAACTATGAGGATTTCTATTACCCTCACCCCATGCACCTATATGATGGAATCCTCTTGCAAATCTACTATTGCTACTATTGATAGTGGCACGAGCAGATGATTCATCCTTGAAATAACATTGATAGTTAGGAGAATATTGTCCAGATTCGTATGCGGATAATCTCCATGTGTACATATTCAATTTACTATCCCAGTCAGGGAACTGGTCAATATCATATCCAGTATCATTAAAACCATTACCACCATTATCATACATACCAAGATTTCTTGTACCATCCTGTACAATAATATGATGGTCACTATCTCGTGATCTCAATGGTGTTCTCCATTGACTATTATCAGTCCTCCATTTCAAGAAAAATACAACCGATAGGTGAGGGAAAAAAGGTGTATCTGTATAATTACCCTGTGAAACTAATTTAGCACAACCAGAACCATTATCACGGAAATCCATATATTTGACAACTTGACCATTAATATTGTCCTGAGCATATCTATCTGTAGGTATGGCAGTATGAAAATTGTTTCCACTTATATCATACCAGTAGTTTGCATCTTGGTCACTTGCTTGAGGTTTTAATGATCTTTCATTATTAGCATCTAACCACATGAATAATCCCTTACGAGGTACATCAGTGGTTGTAGAACCTGCAGTTGAGGATCCACTTTTCATCAAGTTTACCCATGAAGTGCCATTATATCCTTCTACAGTTTGAACTTCAGTATTATAACGTATCTGTCCTGCGTCTGGTGATGCAGGTCTTTGTGCTGTTGTTCCTGCAGGTAATACTAAACCAGAATCAGGATCGGCAGCAAGACCACCTCTTATTAATAAATTGGCACTAGAAGCAAAACGAATTTCAAAATTATGATCCGAATTTGCTACTAATTGTTCTACTCTTACTGTACTCATCTTACAAAGAAATAACCTGGATGACCTTGATTACTTGCGGGACCTGAACCATAGATACCTGCTGAAGCGGTACCAGTATAACCCCACAGAACTCTATTATTACTATAACGAGATGTCTGATTGCCAGATGGATTTGAGTGATAATCAAATATTTTATAATTGTTATCATATAATCTAATATTCTCCCATCCACCAGGTTGCTCCCAGTTGTAAGGATATACATGAGAGACTCTAAAGTTTCCTTCTCGTCTGTCACCCTGACGACCATCCCCACCAGTATTTAACGCACTATGATATTGAATACCACCACGATATTTAATAAATGAAGCATAGTTCCACTCATCATTTGCTACTGTACCACCATTATATGTATCATATACCCCGCCTGGTGGTTGTGTATTATTCTTTGCTAGTCTTACATTTATTGTCTCTTCACCACCATTAGCCCTTGAACATACATCACGAATGAATGTGTCAGAATACTTCCTACCACTTGTTGAACTATAATAATTACCTGATACAGGAACATATTGTGCAGTCACACCATCAATTGTTTGAGAATATAAATTACTTGCTTCAAACTCTCCATAATGATTAGTACTTGAACTTCCTGCAGTCATGACACACACCCATCCACCATCATAATTATCACAATCAACATAACAATATGTTGGAGAATCATATCCTACAGGTTGTATCCAATAATAACCAGAGGGTCTACCTGCCTGTTTTATTTCTCTACCATTTCTTGCAGGTGTAGCATAATTACCTGAGGTATTTCCTGCTGCACCCGCAGTTCCTATACTTATCCATGTGCTGTTATTATAAACTTCAAATGAACCAGTTGTAGTATTAAATCTTATTTGTCCTACCTTACTATTAGATACACTAGGTCTTTCTGCAGTTGTACCAGTAGGAACTCTATGTCCACCTGTATGATCAAACTTCAGAGTACCTTGAATTTCTAGGGTATGTCCAGTCGAAACATTGACCTGCCCTACAGTTTGCGGAGTACCACCTAAATTACTGACGTTTAATTGACTCATGTTTATGTTTTATCAAATGTTAATGGATATGCTGCCCATCCACCTTGAGTTCCTACTGAAGGATATGCAAGTGCAGAAGAGTCAATATCGACCATTTCGATCATATACCAACGATAACCTGCTGTATTACTAAAAGATCTAGATACTTGTCCTCCTTCGCTGCCAGAATTTTGTCCACCAAAGTGAAGTCTATCAAGATATGTCCAAAAATTTGCTGTCTGAGTAAAGTTTCCACGATGAACATCTTGATTAGATCCCCAGATGTTTACATTACCAATCATGTTTCCATGTTTATACCATCTGATTCTATTTAACACTTGTCCAAAGTCCCACTCAGTTACCTTGACTGCAAAATACTGTGGCCAAGCAACATTACCAGGACTACTATGTCCTGTATGAAATGCAAAGTCATTACTACTTGTTGATGAAACATACTCTAAGAATGAACGTGTATTAGGTGTTGAACCTAAAGTTTCATCACCAGTTGTACCATCATTATATCTTAATCCTTCAAATAATATTGGATTTTCTGTTCCTGTGACTCCTTGATGATTTGTGTTTATTGCTCCCTCTGCTACAGTAAATCCTCCACCTGTACCAATAGTACCAACTGCTCCTGCTGTATTTGTAGTTCCTGCCTCATTTACCCATACATTATCCTTATATAATCTTAATCCTTGTGTCTCAGCATTATACTGTATGCTACCAGTATCATGTGGAGAATCTTCTTTTGCAGTATCAGGACCACCATCAGCAAACGTTGATGCACTTGATGCTCTTTCTAATTGTGCTCCTACCCACCATATACTTCCACCGTTATGTCCACTATCAGGACCACCAACTCTGACTTGAAGATTAGTGGTACTCGCACTACTTATTGTTCTTGTTATTGAAAATCTTGTCCATGTTGTTGTTATATTAATAGCGGTATTATGTGCAACTGTATAACTTCCACTATCAGGGCACTCAAACAGATACAACTCACAATTATTTTGAGTTCCAGATGCTTTTGCGTATATACTAAAAGTCCACTGTTGTCCTTGAGATGCAGGGCAAACATTATATGCTGCTGAATTATATGTATTTGTATATGAATCATTAGCAGTAGTGACCATCTTTAATGGCACTCCACCTATACCTGTAGGACCTGCTGTTCCAGTATCTCTAGTTAGATTACATCTAACACCGCTATTCCATCCTACATTAGTAGCATCATTAGGATTTGCTGTAAATAAATCTAAAGGAAAGAATTTATGGGCGAGAAAATTTTTTGAACCATATACAGGTAAATCCTGATATGACTGTGAGGTTAAAAATCTAACATCACCTTCATGTGCTATGGTGGACTCTTTGGTAAGAGTAACTTTAAAACCAGAATTACTTGTACCTTGTAAATATCCAACGTTGAGTTGACTCATTATCTAACACTCCAACTACCACCTGATTCTATAGTGACTGTATAGTTATTTGCGATCGTTATCGGTCCTGCACTCATACCGTTTGCAAACTCTGAACCTGCTGTAGGTCCTATAGTTAAGTTTTCTGATATAGTATTTGCATTTGTACGAACTATACTATCTGTTCCTAGTGAAGGTCCTCCTCCTGCTAGTGCTGCCCATCCTGCACTTCCTGTACCATCATCTGCCTTGTAGATTTCAGCAGAGTCATTTGTTGAGTTAAATCTTATCGTACCAACATCTACACCTGTAGGTCTTTGAGCTGTACTACCTACAGGAAGTTTAAGAACACTATTAGTATTTAAAAACTTTAGTGTTGTTATAATTGCACTTGTTGTCTGGGCAATCTGATTACCCGATATTCTTGAAATAGCCATGAGATTAGATAGGTAATTCTAAGATGTGAACTGTGTCCGTTGATAGAGGTGCATCCCCAGATGAGAATACCACGTTAGCACCATTTGTATCTACTGTATAGTTAGTTCCTGCAATCTGTGCTACACCATTGAGGAATACTAAGAGTGAATCATCAGAATGTTTGATGCCTCCACTATATGTTGTGACTGCGAAGGTTAATGTATTACCATCTCCTGTATAAGATTTAGTAATATATTTGTCTGATCCAACAACACCTCTACCAGTACCAACAACGTCTCCGTCAATTCTGACTGAACCATTAATTCTGACTCTATAAGTTGTATCAGGAGATTCTCCTAAACCTATATGTCCATTACCTGTAGTAGATATATTAATATCTCCTGTATCTGTCAGTCCAAACTCCTTCCATGCTGCACCATAATATATCCAACCTAATGATTTACCTGGTGTCCAGTTAATATTATAAACTATATCTCCATCAGCAGGTGTATCATATCCTGTGATATTAGAGAAATCTGGTAGTCCACTTGCATTTTCTGGTGCTAATAAAGTCTGTTTAATAACAGTACCATCTTGGTTGAAGTATGTAAGTTTCTTTGTAGAAATATTATTGGTAAATGTACTCTGTCCTTGGAATGTGACAGGACCTGCAAATATAGATTCTAACTGGTTTGATGCTCCACCAATAACAGTTATCTTATCTGTTAGAACCAACTCAGAGAATGTTTCGATAGTTGTATTCTCTTCACCAACAACGTTCAACTGTGCAACGTCTTCGTTAGTGATCTGACCTGTGACTGGGTTGATAACCTGATTACCAATGAATAGATCACCATTTGAGTTCAGTCCTGAGTAGAAAGAAACTCCTCCTTCTTCTTTAATTGACTGTGAGAATCTAATTTGCTCTTGAGTTAAAGTTTCTACCTGTGTCTGAGGGAATGCAGTTGAATAGTTTCCTGGACCAAAACCAAGATACTCAAACGTATGGTTTCCTGATCTTAGGATAGAGTGTCGTCTAAACTCTACGTTAATCGGTGCTACAGTACCATCATTATTTTCTCTTATATTAATCTTTCTTACTTCTTCGTCTCCTGCTCGTGCAGTTAATTCTACGTTAGATAATCTCTTGTTAACTGAATCATAGTTTGGTGTAGTACCTGGTTGTGTCCATCCTGTGTCAGTCAATAAGAATACAGTTGATTCCTTAGTAATTGATAGTTTAGGATCTTTAACAGGTGGTGATGCACCATCTGTTGAATTAACAAGACCAATAGTGACATTATCAGCTATGGATGTAGCAGCGTTAGGATCAGCAACTGGGTTGTCTCTGTCAAATGTAGGATAAACTTCGTTAACATTTTGAGAGAATTTTCTATCATCAAAGTTAGAAGTTGTAGGTGAAATAGATCCACATAAGAGAGTTATGTAGTATATACCATCATCAGTACCTCTTACAAATGGTTGTACAACCTCAATATCATAGATGTAGAAACATCTTTGTAAGTTAAATGATGTAGTATCACTATTCAATGGTTGCATAACATAACCAGAGAGGGGATCTCTTGGTAATGGATTAGTCTTATCCTTATCAATCACGTATCTTACACGATAAGTTCTATCTTGTAAGTCTCTTGGGTCAGGTATTCTCTTGAGGAATGTAGTTGGTGTAAAGTTAACTGTATTATATTGAGTATTAGTGGATAATGTTGTGTATATTGCGTTATTCACTGAACTAACTGATAGATACCATCCACCGACTGATCCTGCTACACCATTAATTGTATATGTGCTTGCATCATATTGTAATGGTGATCCAACAACACCTGCTGCTAATCCTGATACACTAGGACCATAAGGTGATATGCTTGCTGACTGTGTGCTCGCTTCAGTTGCACCTTGTGCTACAAGTAAACAGTTTATCTTATCTGCTATTGCACTTGCACCTGTACCATCTTGTCTTGCTCCAACTGCAAAACCCTGTACTCTTGTTGTTGGTGGGGATGCTTCTACAGTATAACCATATAGATATAGTCTTGTACCTGGTGTACCACCTTGTCCTGCAAGTGATGCGTTAATAGTTTTAGTTCTTTGGATGTCAATGTTAACCCAGTTAATTGATGTCTCTTCACCAAAGATTACGTTTCCGTTGACTGCACCAGTATTTGAAGCTGTGAGTGTAAGAACTCTTGTACTTACGTTTATATTTCCGACTGTCGCTCCTACACCAATATTTGTTCCTGTGATAGTCATACCTTGTATGACACCATTAATACTACCATCATTTGCTAACGTAATTGTATTTGATCCACTAGCACCAGTAGCAGTTGTAGAGATAACATTCAAAGCTTTAGGTGGTATGATGTGTGTTAATGCACCTGCTTTATCCTTAGAGAATGCTTTTGCTTTGAATCCTGCTGATCTCAATGCAGTATTACCAAAGTTAGAGTTAGAGTTGGTGATTGACATATCACCACCGCTTAATGCAGTAAAGTGACCTTGATATCCCACAGCGAACACAGAAACTGCCTGTATGAATGAATCATTACTACACTTGATATGTTCATGACCCCATCCTTTTCTATATTCAGCGAAACCATCTAAGTGTGCACCATCTCCTGCTGTTGCTACATCATAGTTTCCAGTTGATGCATTATATCTTACAAATGCTCTATCGTCCTTCTGTAGTGATAGTCCAGTAAACTGTGCCACAACCATTGATTTAAAACCAGTTGCTTTTGCACCGTTTGCGTGCATACCATTCATACCCCACACTGATCTAAGTGATAGGTTAAATGCGTATGGTGATGCAGAGTCAACAGTATCAATCTCAGTCTTAACTGCAATGTTTGAACCTACAGCATTACCAGTTGGTTCTCCTTGCATTTGATATGTAAATACGTTTCCAGATGCAGATGTGACCGTAAATGAACCATTATATAAACCTGCGTCTGCCTCAGACTGTGATCCAGTCGAACCAGTTACACCACTAACGTTGATGTTTACACCAACAGAGAATCCATGATCTCTTGGATCATCAAATTCATCAACTGTGACTGCAGTTGCAGTCTGACCATTACGTGTGATCTGTAATACTCTGTACTCATCAGATATAGGACCAACGATTCTGTTTTCCTCAACCCTTGCCTGTATTTGGTCAGTTGAAGGATCACCAGATGTATCAGGTATTGTAGCAAATGCCTTAGATACTTTTTGATAATATATTTCTAAATCTGTTCTTGCTAATATGTTTGATACTGCAGAATAATCTGCGTTAGGAACTGTACCACCTGCAATAAGAGTTGATAAAGGATTAAGACCATCAGCAAACTCAAAACATGTAAGTCTATGATGAGAGAACTTAGGTGCTAAAGTTGAGACTGAATCAGGTTTGAAATATACTCCCTCCTCTGCTCCATCGAAGAACGAGAACTGCCAGAAGTATGTACCACCAGTGACTTTGAAGATTGCTGTTCTTGGTGGAACCTGAGCTTCCGTATTAATACCTTGAGCTGGATATGTAGTAGGATAAGGAACATACTTAGGTATAATTTTAGTTCTTCTAAGGTCTGTTCCAACAACAGAACAACCTCTTGGAACAATAATACCACCCTCAACCGAGTTATATTTGTAGAGAACATTGTTAGGAGAAGTTAAGTCTAGGTTTGAGTTTGCATCAATAGGTGCAACGTTTGTATATAAAACATCGCCTGGTCTATTATCTACCACGTACTCAGCAGGATAGAGCATGATACTAAAAGCATCAAACTCGTCATTACTTAAACCAACTCTATATGAAAATCTTGCTACTTCTAAAAATGCTCTCTGTAAACTTTTAAACGGACGCAATGCAGAGTTACCCCTATTGTCAATTGCATCAGATGCATCAAAATCATCTGGGTTGACATATATGATACGTCCAGTTCTGGACGTAATAATATTCTTGAGTCTCGTTAGTGACATTTAACTATCGCCTTTTAGTTATTTATTGAGTGAGGTTAACCCGATGCAGAGCTAGATGCTGCTGCTGCTGCGTAAGTTCTTGTTGGGAATCCAGTTGAAGCATCTTCAAATCCAATGAGAACAAAGTTTGCTTCTGCTGCTGCACATTCAACAATCAGTCTCTCGCCAGGACCAATTACTAATGATTTAATTTCTTCTGCACTATCTGCAGCAAGTGTATTATCTTTACGAAGATACTCTTGTGTTTCTACAGCAGTTGTGGCAACGTCAATGCTACTTACAGTTACTGCAGTTCTTGATGCACCAGATAATTTAGGAGAATCTTGGAATGTACTACTGGTTGTAAAATCAGCAGATCCAGTTCCTTTAATTAAATATGCAGTTGTACCCGAATAACTACGGATATATCCGTATGCTCCTGCAGTTTGAGCAGTGACGGTATATGTCACACCATTGAATAAGAAACTATCTGTGGAGTTTGTCCATGTACCATCAATATCATAGACATATAACTCAGTATATTGAAAAGCATCTGAAGTTGTTAAGAATCTATCAGAACCACCATATGCTGAGTTTCCTGCAGTACCAGTAGTTCCCTCATAAACATATAAATTACCACTCAGGTTCGTATCTTGTGTGAAATCATATTGAATGTATGCACCACTAGAACCTGCAGTTCCGTTAGTTGTCTTACCTGTAGTATATTCAGTACCATCATCAGAGTTACCTGCTGTACCATCAGGTCCCCATTCTCCGTTAACAGTTGTAGATAAACTAAAGTCAAGACCAGATAATGATGAGTCTGCTACATTGAAACGATATACTCTATCAGTAAATACTGTTATTACAGTTCCTAAGAATAGATCTTCTGTTCCACCTGACTCTGTAAATGTAAACTCGTTTACTGCAGCACCAATACCACCAGTAGAAATAGTACCAGTTGCAGATCCAGATGATGCTACACTATCACCTGCAGCAAATTCTGCTCCAGATCCGTTGATAGTAGAAGGTCCAATATAAACTGTATAAGTTCCTGATCCCTCAGTTGCTGCATATATCGTTGCAGTTGTAGCGTTAGGTGCTGTTCCTGTGCTGAATGTCTCTCCTACAGCAAATGTACCCGAAGTGGATTCTAATGTTAAGGCACGAATTGCTCTGACTTTGACAACAATCTCAGTAAAAGCAGGTAAGTAAAATGATTCAAAGTTAAATGATGCTTCTCCCGAAGTAGATGTGAGAGTTGTACCTGCACTTAATCCTGCTGAAGCAGGAAGTGCTGTATTTAACGTCACTCTGTAACCTGTTACTACATCACCTGTATGTAAAAGATAGTTAGATGCACCTAAAGTCACCTTTTGATCATAATTTTTAAGAGCAACATCATACGTAGTTCCTGATCCACCTTGCTCGTTTACAGTTAGGACTGTACTTGCTGATGAATCAATGGGTGCCGAATACAATAACGTATTCGTAGCAGCACTAGGTTTTGATTTTGCTAAAATTCCTTGTTTAGCCATTTATTAGAATCCAGAATAAAAGAATTGTTGTTGTCTGGTCAAACCAGTTAAGTTGTTAGCACCGATACCTGCTCCAAATTGAACATCATCAAGTGTAACGTTTTCTGTAGATAACAGAGTAGCGTTAGCGTCAGGAAACTTAATAACACGAGGACCTGTGATACCCTCTGCTGATAAAGTTATCTGACCATCTGTATTATTTGGAAATTTAATCGCAGGTGAATACAGAGATTTATTGTAAATATCTTGCGTAGCAAGTTCAGATACTATCGTGTTCGTAGCACCTGAGTTATTTAGTAAATTGGTAGGAGGGAACTGAAAAGTTTCGTTAGAAATTGTGTTTTGATTTGCAATACTAAATGTAATTTTTTTAGTATTATCTGTTGGGTCTGCTAATATAGCGGATAATATTGTTTTACCAGATAAAATCTGTGTCGCTGTAGTACCGACCAACTCAATGTTTTGGTCTGGCATTGTGATTGTTCTATTAGCAGTTAAGGCAGTAGTGTTAAATTGTGCCCAGTTGGTTGCTGTTTCAGCGTCCTTTGCAAGTTTAAGATTAACGAGAGTCTTACTTAATGCTGTTTGTTCTGCCTTTGTATCTAATAATGTAGATGCAGTTGCAGTTGGTTCAGTAGTTGTAGTTACTGTACCACCATCAGGTAAGAAGTAAGAACGTCTTGCACCAGATGTTATTGCCCAGTTGATTTGAAATATTGCTTCATCTGCTTGATCAGTAATAACTAAGTTATCTTCATCAATAAGGATAGTTTTATTAGTTAGTGTCTGTTGTGTATCAGAACCAACTAGAGTTGTACCATTACCAGATGTAATAGCAGGTAATGTCATGATTCTAGTATTGGTACCAGTACCAACATTACTTACTTCAAATCTTGCTTTAGGACCTTGTGCATCTTCTAATACGAAAGATTGGTCTGCAATAAGGAACTGACCTGTAACTTTAACAGAACCAGTACCCTTGGGTGCAAAAACGATATCAGCATTGTTAGCAGTATCGTCAACAGCAGTAACGTATAATGATGTGCTATCTGCAGTATTAATGATCCTAGTCATATACAAACCACCATCACCAAATGCTATTCCCACTTGGTCATAGGCATTTTGATATATGCCACTATCTCTATCCAAATCGAAACATAATCCAGGTGCATCTTTTGTGCCCTGTGCTAGTCCTTTGAATAGTTGATTTACCTTTGCTTTTCTATTAGGTATTAGAGGATCAGATACAACAACTGGAAGGATTGCTTCACCTGATAGGTTAGCGTCAGATATTGTTTCTAATTGTGAAATCTTTCTAGTTGCCACGAATAATCACACCTTTGGTTACAAGAATTATTTATAAGACATCTTCGTCTTTATTTTGGAGAAGTAGGTTATATAATTTACCTGCTTTGTCCAATTCATTACTATAATATTTTATTCTATCTTCTACTTCTGAGAGTATGAGTTCATACTCCATTTCTGCTGTCTGTACCCTACTAGGGAATTGAATTACCTTCGCCATTGTTCCTCCGTAGTTTTGAAATGAGCATTTTTAATCGCTTTCTAGCTTGACGAAGTTTCTGAGGTTTAAGATGCCTCTTCAGTTCTTTCTTCGAGTGGTGTTGCCAGTTGGGAACTTTCATCGTTCAAAAACCTGTTACGAAACTCTTCAACTTGATCAATCACTTCCTCTGATATAGGAGGACCTGATTGAATTACTGGTGATAATAGAGCAACTGAACCATCTGGACTTTTAATTCTCCAAACTGTTCTGTTTCTCTCTGTTAATGACAATAGAAAAGGTAAGTTTTTAATCGCCTCTTCTGCTGTAATGTCTTGAATGTCTGTCATGCTGTTGCGAAACAATAAGTAACCATATCAGAATCTAAGAAAGGATCATTACTAATCCTGTTAACACTTTCAGCGAAACCTTCAGCACCTTCATCATCAAATTTAAAAGTCACATCTTGTTCGTATCCCTCAGCGTCCATTAACTTAATAGAACGTTTTGAGAAGTTGATAAAAATGTGTGCCAAATATGGCTCAAGATCTCTGTCCATGATAAACCTGTAGTTACTTTCAGTATAAGATATTTATGAACTTTCGTCAAGTGGTATTAGACACTTGATAGAGTGGCACTACCTCTCTTGATAGTATATGAGTCTGGTATGATCTGTTTATATGATGCCTTGGTGTTAGTTAGAGAAACATAGTAATCAGATGCCTTCGTTGGTTTCATCAGAATCTCTACACCACCATTTACTATGGTTCTCTTACCAACGAGTTGCTTATTACTTGTTGGTTTCTCTGTATTGATAAGTTCTAGTATGTGTGGAGTAACCATTTGAATAGAACTCTCTGCGGTAAAAGTCAATTCCAATCCACTACTTGATTGTTGTTGGTATGAGTTCTCATATTGTATACCAGTTATTTTTGTTACTACAGAGTCTAATCTAAACTCAGCACTATGCATTTCTAATGCAGCACCTACGATATTCATATCAACATCAGATCCAAATTTAATTGCATGTTTCTGTGTTGTGCTTGTGCTTGCATCATATCCCTCAGCACTCAAGAAGAATCCTCCTCCTACTTCTAGATGACAATTACCAGTTATTTTTAAATGATAGTCACCATCAATAGTCCTTGCATATGTACCATTAACTAATTTACAATCATCACCATGTACTTCTTGTGTCAATACACCTGCCCATGATATATGATCTGCAACTATTGATCCAACATCACCTTTATTATTTGTTTGTTTTAGTCTAAATGCTTCAACTGCTGCTGCAATCTCTGTTTCAGTAGCATCAGGATTATCTTTCCTATATTGATCTCTTGCCTTTTTCTCTGCATAGTGTGAGTTATTGTATAGTAAAGAGGTATGAGTTGTACCATTTACTTTCTTTTGTACCTCACCTTGACGACCAGGTGTACCAAGATACAATTCATACGACCCATTAAGATGATTTTTTGCAGAAGTTAAATATGGATCTGCATCATCATATATCTGACTGAATATCGTATCAGTTTTATCTGTAGTAGTAATACCAGTTAAAGGATACCATCCTGCTGATTTACCTGAGTTGATAGGTCTGTTAGATATATTGTTCTCAAATTTATTGATAAGATCAATGATACCAGATATATTAACGTTATCAAATTCTAGTGCAGTCTGTAAATGAAATATACCAGTCGATTGTTCCCATGCTGTAATTATAGTAGTTGCTTCTCCTACACCATTTACTGTTGTAGTAATAGATTTAGTTAGATCTCCTATGTCTTTAATTATTTTAGCAACATCTGTGATTATACTAGATGTAATATCATCTACTGTGTTAACAACAAATGTAGGTTTATCAACGCAATTAGCAAGATATTGATCAAGTACGTCAGTAACTGTTTTTAATGGTGTAGCAGTATATGTTGATATAGATGCGTCTAATGTAACTGCTGAAGTTAATACCTTTGTAATTGCTGTTTGTACTGCTGTTATGATATTGTATGGAACTCCTGTAGATAAGAGGAGCATGTTGGTGAGTTTGAGATCCTCTGCTAAATTTATCAGTGCTTGACGCATAGCAGATATGACCTGAGCAAATAAAGAACCCAAGTAATTATTGATATGGATTGTCAACTCTGACTTTTTAAATAACTTACCACTTACTAAATCAAGATAATCTCCACCCTCTGCTTTTACCAAGTGAGCAGAAGTAGAAGCAAGATCTTCTATCAAATAAGAAAGTTTATATTCTAGTGTCTTCCAAGGACCTCCAACACCATTAGCTGCAGGTATTGGTTTCATAGGATCTAATGCCTTGATTGGGTTAGCAGAACTACCAAATACACCTTTAGTTGATCCTATATTTTTAGGTGATCCACTACCACCTAGTGAAGTTGTAGTTGAACCAGGTATTGCTACTGTATTATTTGTGCTCTGTCTTAATGGTGCTAATGGATTTGTTATATTCTTATCACCAGGATGTATAGCAGCACTATTAGGTGCTAAACCTACAGGTATATCTTGATCTGTAAAAGAAAATTCTCTTGTTTTTATAGTTGCATCTGACTTATTGACTCTCATCACACCTATAACTATAGGCATTTGTGCATGTTCTCCATCCATGAAGAATCCCATGACGATAGCACCAGGTTGAAGTTGACCAGACGATTCTCCCTGTCCGTCATTTCCTGCTTGTGATGTATGTTGTAGTACTGTTGCCCAAGGTAATGCAGAAGAAGGTAGGTCTGCTACAGTTCCTCCTTGAAAGTTTGTATAAAACCCAAGAATACGAACCTTTACCCTACCAAGTTCCATAGGGTCTTCGTTGTCCTCAACTTCACCAACCCACCAGAAGAAACCATCTTTACCGATAAAGTTTACTTCACGTTCGTTAAAGATACCATCTATGTCAA